CGAGCCGTCGCCTGAGTTCCGCAGAGATCGAGCTTCAGATTGGCGGACTGGGAATACGAAGTCGGTTCGTAACCGGGAGCGAGGCCAGGTGCGGACATGAATGCCGATCGAGCGGAGCTGCCAAGGCAGATCGACGGATCGACTCAGGAAAGATGCCGAGACGGGCAAACGAGCGGTTTTCCCTGGTGAATTCTGCAGGGGCCATCTGCAGCTGCGCTTATCCATGACTTCGCATAATGTCCAGGTGTTACGTTGAGCGGCGTGCGGAATATGGCCACGCCTCCGCGCGTCGCGTAACGTAATGCCCATTATGCGAACGCCCGTGTCCCTCGAAATCCCGCACCACCTGGTCGAATTGGCCACCCTCTACGCCCCATCGCGTGACCCGCTGCAAGCGGTTTCCTACGTGCTCCAGGACTACCCCAACGTCGTGGCCGATCTGCGCAGGCTGTGCCGCCGGGTTGCTGGCCTGGACGAGGAAGGGGCTCTTCTCGACAAGCGCCTCCAGGTCCTCCAGGACGCGTGTCGCGCGATCCTCGAACTCTGAGCCCACTTCTCTTACTGATTACCCCAATTGCGCGTACAGCGGCCTTCCAGGGGCCTCTGTGCGTGTGCGCATGTTGTGCTCGCAGACTTCCGAGGAATGTTCAGCCGTCTAGCCCAGCGAGGGGAGAGCGCGAAGCATTGGCCCTCCGGGCCAACGGGTAGCCGGAAGGCGCAGGGCGGAGCCCTGGCGGAAGGAACGAATGTTCCTGGAGGGTAAGGCCGGCTTGCAGCGGGGCGGGGGTAGGCCGGAGGCCGCAGGGGTTCACCCCTGGTTTTTAGATGCCTCCGGCGCTGCCTTGGGTATGACTCCACGGCAGTAGACCAGGTAGTTCTTGTCCGTCTTCCTAGTCGCTTTTTCTGCGGCCGCCATGGCTTTTCCTGCGGTGGTGCACGCCTCTTTCGTGGGGTAGGGGGTGTGCACCGTAATTACAGTGGTAGGCGTCGGGTTGCTCTGGAGCAGGATTGTCAGGATGTATTCGAGGGTCACTGCCGCTCCATGGCTTTTTGGGGCTGCGCGGAGTGTCCGATAGCGCACTCCCGGCGGCAGCCGGGTCCACCATCTCTAATGGTGGACTTTTGTGCGACGGTCGCACTCGGGTGGGCTATCGCAGTGCTTCCTGCTCGTATCCGAACAGCACGCCTTTCAGGGCAATTCGTGCTTGGTTCCTGATATCTGCCGGCAGAGCGTCGAAGCGGCGCAGGATGGGGGCTAGGTCTTCGGATACCGTTCTTTCCTGGTCGTTAAGCAGCAACTCGTCTGTGGTTACGCCCAGGGCTTTTGCGAGCTTCACGATGATGTCGCCGGTGGGATCGGAACGACCGGCCTCGTATGCGGTGTAGCTCGACTTGCTGATGCCTGCCGCTTCCCACACCTCGCGCTGGGTGAGCTTCTTCGCTTCCCTGAATCGCTTCAGGTTAGTGGCAATGGTCATGGCGCGTTCCTGGCTGTTTTCGCTCATGACCGCATCCTAGGTACTGTGGTTCCATACAGTTCCGGTATACCGGAACAAAAGTTGTTGATCGCCGGTAGTTTCAAGTCTTATGATCCCGTCCAGATTGTATCGGCATGCCGATATTGACAGGGATTTTGCCAATGCTCGACAAGCTGCACCTCTTCATCCCGTTCGCCATCGAGCATATCCAGTTGCTCGGTGTCGATGGTGCTGCTGATCCGGTGCACATGGTCGATCTGGAGGCCCTAGGTGTTCCGCTTCAGGGCCAGATTAGCAGGGGAGAGGACGGCCAATTACAGGCCGACTACCTGCGACACACCTGGGAGTCGTTGAGCACCGGATTCACGCCGCTTGCGTTCAAGGTGTTCCACCAGTCGCTTGGGAAGCGGCTCATGCCAGGGATCGAGGTGAAAGCCAGCCCGGCGAAGCTGCTCCAGGGCCACAACGTGTACGGCCCTACATCGATCAACCTTGGTGCCCAGGTGATGCTGAAGTGGATCGCTGGCACGTATCCCGACCTGTTTTCGAAGCTCGATGTGTCGGCCGCTCAGGTCTACACGATCGACTGCACTTACTCCTCGCGGTTGCCTGATGAGCGCACGGCGCTTCAGGTGATCAAGGCGCTGATGAACGTCACCAACGGACACACCAAGAGCCGGGGCGACAACTACGAAACCACGGCCTACTGGGGCGCCAAAGACTCGCGGCTTAAGCGGTTGAAGGCGTACCTGAAGTACCCGGAATTCCTCCGCCAGTTGGAGGACGCGAAGCGGGCAGGGCGGAGTGATCTTTCGGCGGCTCGGACCGTGAAGGTGCTGAGCAATCCGGACCTCCAGGAGTGGGCAAAAAACCTGCTTAGGATGGAAGCCACGGTGATGCATCGGTGGCTTGAGCGGCGCGGCATCCCTTCGCGCCTGGTTGATCTGATCGCCTACCAGCAGGGGCTGGAGGCAGATGGCCGTTGCCTGATTCAGGAGTGCTGGCAAGCGGTGACTGCGGACCTGTTCGCAGCTTTCGAGGGTGCAGAGATGAGAGTGATTGACGACGAGAAAGTGCTTGATGCGCTGGTGGCTGCGCATCCGAAATACGACCGAAAGGGCAAGCCGAACGACTCCTACGCGCGGAACCTGTTTCGCACCTACCGCAGCCTGAAGGACTACGGCTGGGAGGAAACCCAGGCGTCCATGGCTCGACGTACGTTCTACGACCATGTGCGTGATATCCAAGCTGCCGGCCTGAGCAAGGCTCAGCTGCAGAAGCTCCAGGAACACGACCGGGCGACCAATGTGGTTCCGCTGCTCCGGTTCGTCCAGGTCGACTTTGGCGCCCAGCGCCCGGCCGGGTACGTCGAACCCAGCGTGGAGGCCGCGTGATGCTTAGCGCCCATCTGCACAGGCTCCACAGGAGCCTCACCAAGCTACGTTACTGCCCTGTTTCCGAGCGTGCTTTTCAGTTGGGCTTTGTGTCCGGTTTGCTCTCGGGCTACCTGGGAGCCGACCTGATCGAGTTCGACGTTTACGAGCGCCTTACTGCTCTCAAGCTGAACGCCTGGGAGCACTGCCTTCGTGACTCCCAAGGGGAGGGTGCCTGATGAAAGCGCCCCTCCGTTTTGCATTCGGCTGGGTGGTGTACCTGGCCATTACGGCCGCTCTGACGCCGATTCTCAAGGCCCTGGTGGATGCCTTCCAACTCATGCCGATCTGGCTTGTGGTGGTGATCCTGGTTGCCTCCCTGGCCGCCTTCTTGGCCACGTTCTTCTTGCTCCTGCGCCGGTTCTGGTCCTGGTGCGATCAACCCCGAAAAGCTACCCGTGAGGTTCCCCCATGTTCGTGAAAATCGGCCTGTGCAAAGGCACGTCTGTCAAAAAATCCCGCAACGGCTTCGAGGAACACTACGTCCTGGTCAGCGGCGAGAGTCAGGACCAGTTCGGCCAGATGGTCGAGGTGACTACTGGCATTCGCCTGTCCAAGCAGCAGCTCGACGCCGGCCTTCGCGACTTCTACGACACCCTCAAGGGCAAGCAGGTGTGTGTGCCCTGCTACAACCGGCCGTGGAAGTCCGCTGGCGGCACTGTCGGCATGGACACGTGGCTGTCGAACGAGAACGGCGGCAAGCCGGTTCCCCTGGTCACCCAGCAGCAGCTGAAGGCTACGGGCTGAGTGTGACCGATGAAGTACCTGGTCTGTGATGGTGATTGGCTGGTGGACGAGAGCGGGCTTGCCCGGTGCTCTGGCCAGCTGACTGCCATGACAGTGCAGGACGCGGGGAGCTTGGGCTCCCTGACGCCTGAGGAGCGCAAGGAGCTGCAGGATTACACCATCGGTGTGTTCTTCGCGGTGTTCTGCGTCCTCGCCCTGAAGAAGCATCTGAGTACCAACTGACCTGGAGGGTCGCCAACATGAAATACATGAACGCTGTGAAGAAGTATGGCCGCAAGGCTCTGGTCTCCGGCGGCGCCATCGCCGCTGGTGTGGGCGGTCTGGCGATGCAGGCTTACGCCGAGCTGCCGGCATCCATGACCACCGACGCCGCGTCGGCCAAGTCGGACAGCAACGAGCTGGGCTACCTGGTCCTGGGCGTGCTGTTCGGTATCGCGGCTCTGCGCTGGCTGCGCCGCGCGATGTAACAGGGGAGGAGGGGGCTTAGGCCCCCTCTTACTTCATGACCTACGAAATGTACTGGCTCGCGGTAAACGTGTTAGCGGCGTTGCTGATCTTGTTCGGTCGGTTATAGCGTCAGGTTGAATTAAAGGCCCCTGACGGGGCTTTTTTTATTTTGAGAGGCTAGTTATGCGGGCTATATTGATTTTGCTTTTATTTTTAATGCCCCCATTGTCCGCTTACTCGTCTGAGTACATTTGGACTACTACCAGCTGGTCTGGGAATACTTACTCCGGCCCTAGTCCCTTTTCTGCTTGCGCTCAGATTCCTTATGATAATCAGTTTGTCTTTGATCACTTGGATAGGATTTCTGACACACAGTTCCGATGTGTCGCTCTGCGGGTGTCTGATGGCGCAATTCACTCCGGCATGTCTGCGATTAGATCTGGTGATTCATGCCCTTCCGGTACTGTATTTAATGGCCTTACTGGTGTTTGTGATCCTCCAACTGATGGAGAGTGCCTGGCTAAAAGTTCATATACGAAAACCATTCAGTATTCATTTGCTGATGGTTCTGCTGTTTTTGGTCTCGGTGCAGATATTAAGGATGGTTGCATTTATGAGCCCGGAGAGCCGAAGAACTGTACGGACACACAATGCGAAGTTGAAATGAAGCCGGTTGGTAATAACGTCATGTCGGATAACTCCGGCAACCCTGACCAAGATCTTCAGGATTATCTGGACGAACTGGCAAAGCAGTTCAAGTGCGAGCATGTGGCCAATGGAACTGTTGGTTGTTCGGCTGCTGAGACTACGCCGCCGGATATCGATCCTGACGACAAGTGCCCGGATGGCTATTCCTGGTCAGGCACTGCTTGCTTCCCCACGAATGGTGGTGGGAACGAGAACCCCGACAACCCGACGCCTGGTGGTGATGGCGGCTCTTCTGGCGGCGGCAGTACCGGCGGCAGTGGCGGGGATGGCGGCAGTACCGGCGGCGATGGTAGCGGCGACGGCTCCAGCGGTGGCGGCGGAGGTGGTAACGACGGTGACGATGGTGACGACAAGGAACCTGGTGTCGAGGGCACGGCTTGCGACAAGGCGTTTAAGTGCACTGGTGATGCCGTTAATTGTGCGATTGCTGAGCGCCAGAAGAATGCCTATTGCGAGAACAAGGAACTCCAGGATGCGCAAAAAGGTTTCGACAAGATTGGCGAGGAAATAGGCCAGGAGAAGTACACGATGCTCGATGGCGGCGATGTAGATATTGGCTCGCTGTTTGGCGAAGGCACTCGGTTCTTGCCTTCGGCATGCCCGGCGGTTTCAACAACAACACTGCATGTAGGACCTCTCCAGTTTAACTGGCAGCCGGTCTGTCAGTACGCCGAGCTGGTTGGAAAGTTCCTTGTCGCCTGGGCATCCCTGTTCTTTGCAACGTATGTTGGTCGCGCCTTTGGAGGTGATTGATTATGTGGTTCTACTATGCGTTTTCGTTTTTGAGCTTCGTGCTTATTCCGCTGGTGAACATGGTGCTTCGCGCCTTGGGCATTGGCGTAATGAGCTATATCGGAATCAATCTGGCAATTAATGCCGCCAAGGATCACTTGATTGCAGCCCTTGGCGGAATGCCCATCCAAGTTCAGCAAATTCTTGGCCTGGCCAATGTTGATGTTGCGGTGAACATTGTTCTTTCCGCAGTGACCACCCGGTTCATCTTGAACGGCGTTAACAAGCTCAGTGGCCGCAAGAAAAAGTATGGCGTCCTGGAGGCTTAACGTATGGGCTCGCCACTGAACTTGGTTACTGGTCTTCCTGGCCATGGCAAGACGCTTAACACGATCAAGGAAGTAGATGCGCAGGCGGTTAAAGAAGGCCGGCTTGTGTACTTCCACAATATTCGCGGCCTTAAGCCCGAGCTGCTTAAGGCGGAATGGTACGAGTTCGAGGACCCGCATAAGTGGTTCGAACTGCCCGAGAACAGTCTGATCGTGGTGGATGAGGCCCAGGGCTTTTTCCCGCCCAGGGACATTCGCAAGCCGGTTCCCGAGTACTGCTCCAAGATGGAAACCGTGCGCCATGAGGGACGCGAGCTGTGGCTAATCACCCAGCACCCCAGCTTCATTGACGTGCACGCTCGCCGGTTGACCAACCGGCACATCCATTTCAAGCGCATCTTCAAGTCGTCGCGGATTTTGCGGCACGAGTGGGAAGGGGTGTCCGATGTCGACAAGGCCAGCTCGTTCAAGGCGGCCATGACGACGCCTATCAAGCTCGATAAGAAGTTCTTCGACGTCTACCAGTCCACGGCCCAGGGGGCTTCGCATTTCTTCAAATTCAAGGCGCCTCTGGCCCTCTATGCGCTGCTTCTCTGCCTGGGTGTGGTGGCCGTCTTCGGGTATCGGTTCTATCAGCGTTATCAGGAGAAGGTGGGCGCCCACGATGCGCCTACTGAGCAGCAGGCGCTGCCCTCGGGCGCTGCTGTGCTGGGATCGGTGGTGGATGCCGTGGCGCCGGAATCGGTGAAGGGCAAGGGCAAGCAGACGCTGCAGGAGTACCTGGCCGACCGGACGCCACGGATTGCGTCCGTGCCGTCGTCGGCGCCGATCTACGATGAGCTGACCAAGCCCGTCAGCTTCCCGCGCACATACTGTGTCTCGACGACCAATGAAACGCTTCTGGAGCGCAACAGCGTGCGTAGCCGCATGAAGGTCGGTTGGCACCATGGGAAGAAGACTGGGTGCGGGTGTTACACCCAGCAAGGCAGCCAGGTGCAGACGACTTTCGAGTACTGCATGAACGCGGTGGAGAATCGGTTCTTCGATCCAACGCTGCCGGATCATGGCAGCCAGCAGGTGGCCTCGTTGCCACAGCCGCCAACCGCTGGCCTCGTCGCAAGCGGAAGCGACGTAGGAGCACCGCGCGACGTGTCCAGCGGCGCGCCGCTGGCTTCAGCGACCGATGGCGGTTTCGGCGGCACGCGCCTTACGATCGTGCCTGACAGCGAATACCCGTCGAGGCCGTGGAGGTGATGATGGATGTGTGGATGGTGTTGACCGTGCTTCTGGTCGTTGTGGTGGGCACGGTGTTCGCCGGCTTGGCCGGCTTCGGCATGATGCAGGCGTGGGCGAGTCGTGGCGATGACTGACCTTACGTGGTGGCAGGCGGCTTTGGTTGTTGTTCCTGGAGTAATCCTGTTTGTGGTCGGCTTGGCTCGGGAGATCCGTCACTGGTGAACCCTAGGCTTCGCATAATGTATATTATGTTAAATTAAATATCTGTTCATGGA